TGCAGGATCAGCTAAAAATAATCAGGTATTCGGTTACATTTTCGATTTAGGGAATTCGAATTTTACAAACGATGCGAACCCAAACGTTAACTATAACTTTAACGCATCAAAGGTTGCACCTTGCAGAATCTTTGTTGATGGCATTCAGATATTCAAGGGTGTTTTGAGATTGCTTGAGATAGTTGTTACAGGTCAGGCAATAGAATATCAATGCAATGTGTATGGTGATTTGGGTGGGTTCATGTCAGCACTTGGTAACAAAAGACTTGAAGATTTGGACTTTTCAGAATACGATGAAGATTGGACAGTCGCAAACATTACTGCATCATGGGATAATATAAACGCATCAGGTGTTTATTATCCTCTGATTGATTATGGAAATGTAACAACTAACAATACTGACTTTCAATTCAAGGCATTTAAACCTGCATTGTATGTGAAAGAATACTTGAATAAGATAAAGGATGATTCAGGTTACACATGGGATTTTCCTTTGCTTGATACCAATCTGCTTAAAAGATTGGTTGTTCCTTCTAATAGGGCAGTCCTTACAAATTCAAGTACAAACGCATTTAACGCAGATGCAAATGCTGCAACATATAACACAGACAGTTATCCTGATTTCACAGTTACAACCGCAGGTGATTTTACATTGGTAGGAAACGCATACAGATACAACGGAACACCACCATTGAGTTGTACAATCACACTTGATTTGCGTGGTGATTTTATAAACGTACAATCTGATGGAACAAATTACTATGATGTAACTGTTGCCTTACGTATTAATAGTGGTGATGTACAATCACAGACATTCCCGATCAGCTACCTGCCTTTGACATTTACAACCACATTGCAATACACAACAACTTTAAACACAAATGACACAGTTGATGTTTATGTGTATAGTGCTGCAACTGAATACAGTATTGATTCAGGATTTTTAAAGATAGAAGCAGCAGGTGGAGTTGATGTACCTGTAAATTATGGTGAAGGCATTGTCATAAATAACACAATCCCGAAAGGTATATTTCAAAGGGATTTCTTTTTGTCAATTTGCAAAATGTTTAATCTGTATGTTTACGATGATCAATACGTAACAAACAAAATACATATTAAACCATACGTTGATTTTTACGATGGATCATTCGTTGATTGGACAAATAAGGTAGATAGATCGCAGCCGATCAGCATAAAGCCGATGAGTGAAATAAATGCAAGGTATTATCAGTTCAAGTATAAAGAGGACAATGATTACTACAATGAGAATTACAGAAAGAAATACAACGAAGGTTATGCTGATCGCATATACGATACTGAATTTGATTTTGTTAAAGATACTGATTCGACTGAAATAATATTTGCACCGACAGTGTTATTTCAGGCAGAAAATAAGGACAAGATTTACCCTGCTATTTATAAGAAATCAAACGAGAATACAAAGACAGATCCAATGGACTTTGTGATTAGAATTTTACAGGCTAAAAAATTGACAGGTAAAACATCATACAAAATTCAAGATGGTGTTACAGACAAAGCAACATTAACTTCATACGGATATGCAGGTCATGTGAATGATCCTGATGATCCAACAGATGATATAAATTTTGGAGCACCACGTGAAGTGTATTTCGTTACAGACACATATCCAACCACGAATCTGTTCAATGCTTATTATTCAGACTATATGGCTGAAATAACAGACAAGGATTCCAAGTTGATTACTTGCAATGTGTTGTTAAATGCACTTGATGTATTGAACTTAAATTTCGGAAAGTTAGTAATGATTGATAACCAACTGTTCAGGATAAACAAAATAGAAGGTTACAACAGTATTGATTATAAAACGTGCAAGGTTGAATTATTGAAGGTAATTACAAAAGTATTCTAATGGCAGAGCAATTAAATTTACAGGTAAACGTATCAGGTAACGCAACACAAAGTGTACAATCACTTAAAAAGGAACTACGTGAAGCACAGGCACAGGTTGCAATACTATCAGATAAATTCGGTGCAACATCAAAACAGGCAGTTGAAGCTGCTAAACGTGCAGCAGAATTAAAAGATCGTATCGGTGATGCAAAAGCATTGACTGATGCCTTCAATCCTGATGCTAAATTCAAAGCATTATCAGCATCAATATCAGGTGTTGCAGCAGGTTATTCTGCATTACAAGGTGCAATTGGTTTGTTCGGTGAAGAAAATAAAAACCTTGAAAAACAATTGTTGAAAGTACAATCAGCACTTGCATTTTCACAGGGATTACAAGGTTTATTTGAAAGTATAGATAGTTTTAAAAACCTTGCAACAGTAATTAAAACGCAGGTTGTTACTGCATTCAGTACACTTCGTGGTGCTATTGCTGCAACAGGTTTGGGTTTGTTAGCAATTGCTATTCCTTTAATCATACAAAACTTTGATAAGTTAAAGGAAGCCCTTTACAGATTAATACCTGCATTGAAACCTGTTGGTGATTTTCTTGGTAATATCATTGACAAGGCAGCAAAGTTTCTTGGTTTCAAAGATGAGGAAGTAAAGAAAGTAGAAACAACAAATAAAAAAGTTGTTGATGATGAGGTTGAAAAAAACAAAAAACTTGAAGCAGAAAGACAAAGAGCAGCAGAAGAAAGAAGAAGGAAAATAGAGCAAGAAAAGAAAGAAGAAGCTGCAAGATTACAAAAACTTCGTGAAGATGAACTTGAAGCACAAAGGGCAGCATTCAGACTTGAAATGCAAGCACTTGAAAATAGAAGTCAGGAAGCTAAAAGAATAGCGAAAGAAGAAGATGATGTACTTGCAGGATTATGGCAGGAGGAAAATGATAGACAAGATCAAACACAAAAAAAACAGAGTGCTGCTATAATAAAAAAAGATGCAGATGAAAAAAAATCAACTGATGATACAGTTGCACGTGAACAGGCGAAACAAAATGCCTATTACATGACAGGTATAGCACTTGGTGAATTATCTGAATTGGTTGGAAGAACAACCGCAGCAGGTAAAGCATTAAGTTTAGCACAGGCTATCATTAACACATATACAGGTGTAACTGAAGTACTTGCAAATAAAACAACAATACCTGAACCATTCGGAACAATTCAAAAGGTTGCATCAGTTGCAACTATTCTTGCATCAGGTTTAAGTGCAGTAAAAAATATAGTAAAAACACCTGTACCTGGTCGTGGTGGTGGCGGTTCAGTACCTGTACCAACTGGAATGAATATGTTATCACCATTATCACCGACTTCAAACGTTGCAACAACAAGAATTGATCAGGCATCCATTAATGCAATCGGCAACCAAGCCATCAGGGCATACGTTGTTGAAACAGACATAAGTGCAAGTCAAAAAAGAATTGAAGCAATTAAACAAAAAGCTAAATTCGGTTAAGTAGATAATTATAAATAATTAAAACATTTATTGTCATGGAATTACCATTGTACGAATTGATGATTAACGAGGATGTTGACGATGATGCAGAAGTAAACTTTGTTGCATTAGTTGACAGACCTGCTATACAAAAGAATTGGAATGCCTTTAAGGACAAACATTTATTTGAGATCGTTTCGGAAGATCAGCGTATTATCAGCGGTCCTCTTATGTTGGCTGATACACCTATTTTTCGCAGCGATAATACTCATGGGGATTACTATGTTACTTTCAGCAAAGATACTATTATCAAGATTGCTCAAAAGTTTTTCAAAAAAGGCTATCAAGCTAATGTTAATTTGGAGCATAATCCTGATTTTAAGGTTGAAGATATTGTTATGTTCGAATCATTTATTTCTGATAAAGAACGTGGCATACCACCAATGAAGGGGTTTGAAGATGCACCTGAAGGATCATGGTTCGGTAGTTTTAAAGTCTATAATGATGAGGTTTGGCAGAAGGTAAAGAATGGTGAAGTGAAGGGTTTTTCTGTTGAAGGTATCTTCGAATACAAGAAAGAGCAATCACGTGATCAGAAGATGATAGAAGATATTAAAAGAATTTTATCTTCCGTTAAGTGGTAACATAATTTGTTTATTCACATTTAAAATAAAAGTATGAATCCTAAAGAAGCAATACTAAAAATCAAGGCACTTTTCGAAGATATGCCTAAACAAGAAGAAGCACCTGTTGAAGAAGTAAAAGCTGCTGAATTTGCAGAATACTCTTTGGCAGATGGTACTAAAGTTATGATTTCATCCCTTGAAGTTGGCGGTGAAGTTAAACTTGAAGATGGTTCAAACGCACCTGATGGTGAACATCAACTTGCAGATGGTACACAAATTTCAACACTTGAAGGTAAGATTGTTGAGATTCAGAAAGCCGAAGAACCTGCACAGGAAAACGTTGATGTTGAGGTTGAATCCAAGAAAATGGAAAAGAAAATGGAAGAAATGGCTGCTGAATTTCAGTCAAAAATTTCTGACATGGAAATTATGAATGCTGCTTTGATGGCAAAACTTGAAGCACTTGAAAACAAATCCAAAACAGGATTTTCACAGGTGGTTGAGTTGATTGAAGAAATGAGCAAAGTTCCACAGGCAGATCCAATTGAGATGCCACAAACTTTCAAATTCGAAGCAACAAAAGACATTAAGTTCGAAAGACTTAATAAATATCGTAACGCAATTTTAAACAATAAAAACTAAAGCAAAATGGCATTTGACGTATCAACCCTTGCAGCCTATACAGAGCAGAATGAAGCTCTTTTGGTTACATCTTCTGTATTGGGTGCTAAAACTGCATCTTTGATTAAGAGTGCAGGTAACGTGATGGTAGGAGTAAAATCTGCTGAAACCATCAACATCATGGACACAGACGCAATCTTCCAATCAGGTGGATCATGCGGATTTAATGCATCAGGTTCAACTTCTTTCACACAAAGAACTGTAACTGTTGGTAAAATTAAAGTTAACGAGGCACTTTGTCCAAAAGACCTTGAAAGCAAATATTTGCAAAAAGCATTGCCAACAGGTTCAATGTATGATAGCATTCCATTCGAACAAGAATTTGCTGATAAAAAAGCAAAGAGAATTGCTGCACAACTTGAAACTGCAATTTGGCAAGGTGATACTGATTCAGTTAACGTAAACCTTAACAAGTTTGATGGTTTGGTTAAATTGATCGGTGCTGCTTCTGGAGTTGTTGCTGCTAACGCATCTACATACATTTCAGGTGCACCTTTGTCAAGCATTACTGCTGCAAACGTAATCAGCATCTTTGATGGTGTTTACAAAGCAATCCCTGCACAGGTTGTAGCTGCTGATGATATGACTATCTTCTGCGGTCAAGATGTGTTCAGAACTTATACAATCGCATTGAAGAACGAAAATATGTTCCACTACACAGTTGATGCAAAAGCTGATAGTGAGTTCGTATTGCCAGGTACTTCAATCAAAGTTGTTGCAGTTGCAGGTTTGAACGGAACAAACAAGATTTATGCTTTGAGATTGAGCAACTTGTTCTTGGGTACAGACCTTCTTAACGAAGAAGAAAAATTCGAAATCTTCTACGCAAAAGAAGCTGATCAAGTACGTTTCGTATCTGAATTCAAAATGGGTGTTAACATCGCATTCCCTGATGAGGTTGTGAAGTTTATCCTTGCATAATAATTGGGCAGGTAAAACTGCCCTTTTTATATAACAAATAAAATTAAATAATATGCCCTGTGCACTAACGCAAGGCTACGTACTTGATTGTAAAGATTCACTTGGTGGTATCACTGAAGTTTACTTCATGGCATCCCAAGATGTTGCATCTTATACAGTTTCAGGTGGTGTTATGACTGCTCTTACTAAAGATTCAGGTAAAAGATTCTACAAGTATGAGTTGGTTAAAGGCACTTCAA